GTTTCCGTGGTTTACCAAGGTGACGTGATTCTCGGTAGACTCGCAATGGGAGCCGACTATCTAAACCCAGCTGCTGCTGTGGAACTTGTTGCTGGTGCTGCTGCTGGTTCATCTGGCAACGCTGCATTCTAAGCACACGTTTATATGGGAGGCTTCGGTCTCCCTTTTTCCTTTAATAATATTATGCCTTTTCCAACCACTAACGCTACTCAAGAATTACCTGCTATAAATCAGATCCTGTCGTCATGTGGTCAGGCACCTGTTACAACTCTAGATCAAACCAACCCAGACGTTGCGGTTGCTTATGATACTTTACAACAAGTATCAAGAGAAGTACAGGCTGAAGGCTGGACATTTAATAAAGAGTATCACTACGAGTTTACTCCTGATACTGACGATAAAATACTAATACCATCTAACATCTTACAAATCAAGTTAACAGAGAATTCGGCTAACATGGATAAAGATGGTGTTAGAAGAAGTGGTAAGTTATATGACAGACATAACCATACATATGATTGGACAGATGAAACTGTCGAGTGTGATGTTGTATGGGAGTTTGACTGGGTAGATTTACCACAACCTATTCAAGATTTTATAGTAGCTAGATCAGCTACATTTGTATCTCAACGTATTGTTGGAGATCAAACACAATACCAAATGCTACAACAGCAAGAAGCTTACATGAGAGCTTTAGCTTTGGAGTATGAAACACAGCAAGGTCAGTTTACATTCTTTGGACACCCTCAAGGACATACTAATTACTACCAAAGCTATCAACCTTTCCATGCTTTATCACGATGACAGCCGTAACTCAACGAATTGACAACTATCTAGGTGGAGTATCTAAACAATCTGATGACAAGAAACTACCAGGTCAAGTCCGAGAGTGTCTTAATGGTTATCCTGATCCCACCTTTGGATTAACAAAGAGACCAGGTTTCAAATGGATTGCAAACTTAGGTACAGGAACTACATATGATTCATCTAAATGGTTCTACATACACAGAGAAAATGATGAGAAATATATAGGATGTATTAAACCAGCTTTAGGAGGCTCTACAGGAGACATAGATATATGGAATGCTGTAACTGGTGCAGCTTGTACTGTTAACTATGGTACAGGAGCACAAGCATACCTTACAGGAGCACGTACTAATTACCATCTACTAACTGTACAAGATACATCTATAGTAACTAATAATTTAATAACATCTGCTAAAATTGCTGATCCATCTTTTATAGCTAACAAACAAGCTACTCTAGAATTAAGTGGTACGTCTGTTCTTATTACATATGTTATTGTAGTTGCTGGTAGTACTGCTACTGTAACTACAGATAGTGATGATACTTATGACGACGCATTAACTAAGATTAAAGCTGGTATTGATGCATTGAGTATATCTAACTTAACAGTAACTAAATATCAAACAACACTACAGTTAACTAGAACTAGTGCATTTACTATAACTGCTACTGGTGGTAGTACTAATACTTCTATTAATGTATTTCAAGATCAAGTAGATAATATATCACAACTGCCTACACAAACATCTCATAACCATACAGTTAAAATAATCAATACTGCATCTGCTAATGATACATATTGGGCAAAATTTGTAGCAGATAATGGTACTTCTGGTCCAGGTTTCTGGGAAGAAACTATAGATCCTAGTAAATCTACTGGTCTAGATAACACTACTATGCCACATGAATTAGTAAATAACTCTACTAATACATTTACATTTCAAAAAATAACTTATACTAGTAGACTAGTTGGTGATGATGTAACTAATAATCACCCTAGTTTTGTTGGTCAAAAAATACAACAGTCTTTTTTCTATGGTAATAGATTAGGTTTCCTATCTTCTGATAGTGTTATACTTAGTCAGTCTGGTCAACAATATAACTTCTACCATACTTCAGCTCAAACATTAACTGATGCTGACCCTATAGATATAGAAGCATCTACTACTAAACCAGCTACACTACATGGTATACTACCAACTACACAGGGTTTAATTCTATTCAGTAAGAATCAGCAATTCTTGATGACTGCTGAAGATAATATATTTACACCTACTAAGACTACTATTAGAACTATCTCTAACTATGAGATGGATGATAGTGTAGACCCTATAGATATGGGTACTAACATTAACTTCATAAGTAAGACACCAAGTTATACACGTATATTTGGTATGATTACTAGAGGTCAAGATGAGAACCCACAAGTATTAGACGTAGGTAGAGTTGTAAACGAATGGGTACCATCTACTGTTGATACCTTTATAGCTAGTACTCAGAACCAGTTCATAGCTATGTCTAGTCAGTCTGAAGATAAAGTATATTTCTATCTTACATATAGTGATGGAGAAAAGAATATAGTACAATCTTGGTTTAACTGGCAGCTTCCTGGTACTGTACAAACGATAGCTGTAGACTCAGATGAGTTCTATACTGTCACCAAACAGGGTAATCAGTTTACTTTAAGTAAAGCTAGTCTTAGTCAAAGTCCCTCTGATGCTATCATTGTTAATAATGATGGACAAAGAATTAATCCTTGTGTAGATCTATATGCAACAGCTAGTTCTGTAGCGTATGATGCTACTAATGATTTATCTAAATGTTATATACCTTGGGTTAATGTAACAGGATTAACTCCTGTCCTTATCATTAAGGGTACAACGGCTACAGGGCAGTTTATTGACTCTGGATTTACTATCACCCCTGGAACTGGTTCCGACGGCACTGGAGCCTATTTTAGCGTACCTAGAAAGAACTTAACGAGTATAGCTAGTGACGTAGTTGTAGGTTATAAATATGACTTTGATATAATACTACCTAAGACATACTATAGATTAGATGAAAGTGATAGATTAACTGACTTTACTGCTAACCTTACAGTTGCTAGAATGAAGTTTGCTGTGGGTCTTTCAGGTCTAATGGCTTTCAAACTTAAGTCTACTGGTGTTAGACAAGGTAAGAAGGAATACACTGGAGACGGTAGTACAACTGTATTTAACTGGGTTGTAGAAGACTTAGATTATATAGATAAGGATCAAGTTAAAGTAACACTAGATGGTGTTGCTACTACTGCATTTACTGTATCAGGAGATACTCAAATAACATTTGATAGTGCTCCAGGTAATACAGTTAAGATTGTTATATACCTTGATGAATGGTATAGCTTAAATCCAACTATAACAGCTGATACATATCTAGCTAATGATATTGCTTTATCAGAACAATCAGTATTTACAATACCAATTCATCAGAAAACAAACAACTTCCAACTTAGAATATTTAACGACTCACCATTCCCTGTGTCCTTAAACTCTATGATGTGGGAAGGAAACTACTCACCAAGATTTTATAGGAGAACTTAAATATGATGATGAATGAATTTGGCACTCCTATGAATGACATAGAGATGTCAATGCATTCCAATCCAGCTAAAGCTATGATGCAAGAGCAACTAGCTACAGCTGGTATGGAAAGTCAATGGATTGGCCCTGCTATAGGTGCAGCAGTTAGTATAGGTAGTGCTATTATTGGAGGTAGTAAATCCTCTAAAGCTGCTAAAGAGTCAGCTGAGAGATCAAATGAAGCTACTGATAGACAGTATGAATATGATCTAGAGATGTATGAATTGAATCAGGAAAAGATTCAAGCAGATAGATTACAAGCTGTAGATAATATACTGATACAGGCAGAAAATGAAGGAAGGGTAGCAGATTTTCAAGATGCTTCAAATATAAGAAACTACCAATATAACTTACAGATAAGAAATAGAGAACAACAATCTTTAAACCAACAGTATATTAAATCTGATATTCTATATGATGACCAAATAACTTTAAATACTTTAGCCGAAAGAACTGCTCAAGATAATGAATATAGGAAACTAGAAGATATAAAAGCTGAAGCTGCATTCGATTCAGAGGAAGCCTATATCAAACAAATTATTGCAGAAGGACAGTTCAGAGCTAGAGGAGTTAAAGGGGGAAC